TTTATATACGACCTTTCTTTTTAATATTAATAAACTTAATTAAATAAACCTTGATTTTCTTCAATTAGTCGCAAGCGTTCAGAACGGTCTTTCACAGCCAGAATAGCTTCTTTAGTCAATCCAGCTGGTGAGGTTGGTTTCTTAGCCACTTTGCCTTTTAGTGCTTCTTTAACTGCTTTGTCAACTTCATCTTTGAAAGACTTGATAAATGAATCAACGTTTGTCTTTGTTGCTTCTGCCTCTTCAGTAACTAAAGATGCAAGTAAATCTTCTGAGATATTGACATCTGCTTCTGCCAGCATTCCACGGGCTGTTTTAGTCATGTCTGCTTTGGCTTTTTCTTGGCGTAACGCTTCGAGCTCTGCTTTAAGCTGGTCACGTTCGAATGCAATTTTTTCTTCTGCATTCATTTTAGCCAGTTTCTCGGCTTGCGTTTTCTCGGCTTCTAACTCAGCTTGCCATTTTTCTTTTTCGGCCGCCATAATTTTTGCTAGCTCGTCACGACTAAAAGTCTTTTCTTGTTTGACCTCTTTAGTTGCCTCTTTTTCAGTTTCTTTTGCTTGCGCTTCTACTTCTTCAGTAGAATTTTCAACTACTTTGTTTTCTTCTTCCATGTTGTTTCCTTTCAACAGTTACGCTGTCACCCGAAATATTTGTGTTTTACGTTCACCAACGAAAATTGTCCAAGTTTAGCGACATTGGAGAAGTCGAATGGTAACAATTCACTACAATTTAATCAAAGTTGCAGTTACATGTTCCTTTAATTTATATGTATTAGGATTTACTCTATCAAAACCATCATTTACCAAGTCGAAAATCAACGATAATCGGCTTTTTTTAGCTTTACTATAGTAAAATCCGCTTACATCTTTATATTGTACTATCCACATCTTATTTCTCCAAGATAATTTCAAAACCACTACGACAATTTACGTGCATCGGCGGGAAATTAATGCCGCGTTCAGCCTGTGAGATTTTAAAAATATCCCCATCCAAGCTTCTGCATATTGGTGTTGTTCTTGAATCGATAACAGAGCTGTATTTGTACTCCGTGTAACCCTCTTCTTTGAACATATCCAAGCCTACAGCATTAGTGATAGCTGTTCCTTCAGTGCGAACAATCTTCTTAACGTCTGAAAGTGAGCGCTTTTCATAGCCTTTTTTCAACGTTTCGGAAATATCTTCATACCTTTCACCTTTTATAATACCATTCTTAAGCTCTTCAAACAATTTAAGTGAAACTCTTTGAGAGTTCGCCAATTGGTTCTCATAAATATCTGGTAACTTTACTTTACCATCGGATTTGATATCGTATTTATTCTTAATATACTTATCGACTTTAGTAGCCATTTCACCAAAATGCTTCTCAAGTGCTGCGCTCATTCCTTTTGCGCCGACTTCTTCAGTGATATCAATAGCAATCTTTAACACATTAATCTTATTGCCTTTGATGTCGCTTTTTTTATATAAATCAGACTTACCGTACTGATTCATAAGCTTCTTAACGTAGCGTTTCTCTTTGTCACTTGCTCGTTGCATGAAGGTATTGTATTTAATTGTGTTATCTTTCATATTGTAGAGATAAAAGAAAGAAATTACAGATGCAACCGCAACCCAGTTGTCCCCAATAATTTCACTCATTTCATCAAATAGACTCTTTTCGTCTTTCTCTAAATCGTCCCAATAGTCATCGAAAACATCAGCCATCTATTCCACCCCTACAGTTCTTGTGAACGAATCTGTTGTTTCCATCTCTTCGTTCTTGCGTTGTACTTCCTCTCTTGCATTTTGTACGATTGACAAAACACCTACTTGCGTTTCTTCTGACACAATACCGCTAAGAGTTTGTGCAATATCAGCTTCTTCAGCTAAGTTTGCTGGCACGTTACGAGTGAATTTGTATTGAATATTTACCCATTCGTTCTCTCCGATTTTAGACGTTGGATAGTTACTAATTAAACGATAACGTCTTGACATACCAGATTGAAACTTACGTTCTTTATTCTTCGCTAGGTTGTCCATTGATTGCAATTTATAACGGAGTGCAATACCACTTGAGCTTGCAAAGTGTTCATCTGAAATATTCGCAACCATACTAATCTCAAAGATTAATTTTTGCAAACGTTCCAAAAGATTTTCTTGCGTGCCATCTGCGTTTGGTTTAGTCATGAACTCAACTGTTAATGTATCATCTCCAGAAACGTTGATAATTCGGCTATCTCGCAACGATTGCAATGTTGTCTCATCAATTTCAGCGCCGAGAACTTTCAAATAAGCATCTGCATAATATTCTACGTCATTTGCTTTCTCAGACAACGCTTTATTAAATGCATTAATCAACGTCTTAACATTCTCAAAAATGGATTGTCGTTCTTCGTTTTCGATGTATTCAATCATCGGAATATCACTAAATACGTTAGCTGTTTCTTCCACAATCGTGTAAGCACCGTTTACTACAGCAAATTGGTATACAGAATCTTTTGTATAAAAGTAGCCAACTTCTTCTTGCTTATCATTTAATCCATAATGGCAAGCGAACAATGGCTTATTTTGGATTGTATTATCATAAATAACAAATCCATCGATCGGAGTCAAGTAAGTGATTCCAATTTCTGAATTCTCGTCATTGAACAACAATTCAAATCCGTGTCCGTAAATCGAACAGATTTTAGAAAGCTCTGCATTATTGTCTGACTGATCATTATAGCCATCGATGTAAGCTAGATAGTCATTTACTGTTTCATTCTCGTGGAATAAGCTAACAGGATTACCGATAAAGTAACCGTTAAACGTGTCTACAATATACTTAGCAAAGTTGACGACAAGTCGGTTATCTGGCTTATATTTTTCTTTTGCTTTTTGTTTCAAGATTGCATGGTTACCAGTATAAAAATCTTTTAACTCTTTGTAAGCATCGATATATTCCTTATGTTTTGAAATAAGTTCTTGAATCAACGCTGTGTTGAATTCTGTCGAAGCGTCTAGTGTTTTGTAAAATGCCATTAAAAGCTACCTCTAAATGTTTTAACTTTCGTTTTATTACTTCTCATGTCCTCGCTCATTGCATATCGAACAGCGTCAATACTGTGATTGTCTTTGTCCAGTAAGCGAGGTTTAGGATTTCCATCTCTATCGGTTTGGTAATCAATGTTCTCAAATTCAAACGCTGTTTTAGGTGTCCGCTTTGGATCAATACAGATGAAGTCTAAATCATCTAACCAACGTTCTCCGAACTCAACTGAGTCAGGGCCTTTCTTCACACCTTTGATTTTGCTGATACCAAAGTCATTTTTTAGTTCAGCAATTGACTTAGGCTCTGCGCTATCTGCAAAGATTACATCATTATCATAACCTTTTTCTTTCAACCATTCAGCTAATTTTCTATTTGATAATTGTTGTTTATATAATTCGTCAAAAATATAAATGCCATTCTTTTTCTTGTCGTAATGAACACGAACAAATGCGTTCGGATCTGTGGCGTAACCAAAGTCGTTAGCATTACGAATATTATCAAAGTTAGCTACTTCTTCATCTGTGATCTCACGGAATTGCAAGTTATTGAATGGTGTAATACCTGAACCAATAGCCTCCCCCATGTATTCCCAGCGATACTTCATCTCATTCTTTTTCTTGGTCTCTTCAGCTTCTTTGATGAACTCTTTTGCAATGAACGGGTTATCAAGATAAGTCGAATGATGGACAAATGTATTACCACTTACAAATTGTGTCCCGTACTTCTTATTAACCCAGCTTTGTTTTCTCTTTGGTGGGTTGTATGTGAAGAAGAATTTGTATTGCAAACCTTCGTCTAGCTCACCACGTAGCAATGAGTTAGTGATCGTTGTGACTTCGTCCTCTATTCTGAATTCAGCAAGTTCTTCCACCCAAGCAATCGCAAACGGAAAACGGCTATCTTTCAACGACTTAATGCGTTCAGGATACTGAGCGCCACGGAACACCATGTAATTACCACGAGGCAAGTAAGTAATTCTCAACGGGCTTTTATTGAACTTAAATAAGTGCGTAACCTTTTGTTCTTCGACTGCCCATTTCATTTGCTCATAAATGGATTGCTCAAGTGTGTTGTCAATCTTACGAATACCGACAGCGTTTACTGGATACCGCATTAAAAGCTGTGTAATAATATGAGCTACGTTAGACGATTTACCAGAACCACGGCCGCCCGAGCAAACAACGTTAAGAATATATTTAGACTTCGAAGCCCTCCAGACATCATGAAACTTTGCTGGCAGTAGTTCGCTTAATTTAATCGATGTCATCCTTGAATACCACACTTTCAATGTTTACATCTGTCTCAATCTTATCAGTAAACATTTTAAAATTCTTACCTAGCATTTCAAGTGCTCTTAGTTGCGCATCTTGTGACGGCGTATAAGAATATGTTTTATCTTCTCTGACTACGTTCTCTAGATTATCAAATTCTGTTTTAATCCCCTCCTGTGGCCTTGCAAATGCAATCTCTACCAATCGCCTTACAACGTCTTCAGCTGTAATTTCCTGTTCGTTAATCATTCGCTTGAATTTTAAGTCAAGATATTCTTTTACCCTCGGTTTGCGTTTAATCCTTGCACCAGCTTGATACATCGCTGGGCGACTTTTTGAAGTTCCGATTGACTCATATGCTCTAGTAACATTGTAGCCGTTTGCCAAGTATTCATTTGCGAACTTAATTTCTTGCTTTGTCATTTCTTTTTCTAGCTGCTTAATTCGCTCTTCATATTTCTGCATGTTTTCCCCTTTCGTGTATTAAAAAAGCGGTGATGACACCGCCCGTTTTGTATTGTGCTTAAATCGTATGCTTTTACGGCATCTATTTATCATTATAGTATCATTTATCAACATTTTTGTAAATAAAAAAGAAAGGACTAACGCCCTTAGCTTGTTAAATGTAGTAGACTGTTTTTAGTTTATCTGAATCAAATTCGAATAATTGGATTAATTTACGGCTCGCAATCCAACCATTTTGACGTTCGTACGTATCGGCTTTCTTAGGTGTCCCAAGTTGGTGAACAATAACACCGTTAAGCGATTGGCTTTCTAATTGGTGATAGTGACCAGTGAAGCAATGTACTTCAGAAGCACGTCCCCAGAGTTCTCTGTGCTCGAATGAAATAACTTGTGAGAGATTGTTCTTTTTAATTTTATGACCGTGAGCAAGTGCAATCAAAACGTTATCCAGCATGAATGCTGTAGAAAGTTCGTTATGTTGGACAATAGTAGCGTCTGGGTATTTAACAATTAAATATTCGTTGAAGAAATACTCGAACGATGAGTGATTTCCTGCTACATATTGATACTCTACTTCGTTTGAATTTTTTAACGCTGATTTGAAAACAACGTCCATAAATGCTTTGGCGTCATTGACAGCGCTAACCATGTCTACCGTTTCTAATACTGTTCCAGCGATTGTGCGACTGCTAAACATATCATCTGAGTGGAAGAAGTCACCAGCGTTCATGATAACTACTTTGTTATAACCTTTTTGCAGGGTTTGTGTGATTTCAACCAATTTGTCTTGCAAATCTAGCATATTTGTCTCACCAAAGTGCATGTCTGACAAAGCAATAATTACATTATTCTTACCGAAGCTTGTTTGTCTAACTGTGATGGGCTGTACTTCTGATTTTAGTGCTTCAAAAAATTTTGCTTGTGTTTTTTCATCGTCTGCAATAGGAACTACACTAATTTTTGATTGGTAGTTATAAAATTGTCCATCTTCTTGCGGTGTCGTCCACTCATTTGACGATACATGCTTAATTTTGAATTCTTTAGGGTCAAACCCGTGTAATTCTAGTAATTCAGCTTCAGTGAACAGTTCTTTTGAGTTTCTTTGCAGAATAATCTCACTTGTAACAGAGCTTGAAGAGTCTCTGTGTTCTGGATTTGAATGACGTCCAATTTCACGCTTAAAGTCTTTATACCATTCTTGTCTGTAAGCATATGAACGAATTCCAGCGCGTGTGTATCCAGTCGCTTCAGCAATTTCAGACCAACTTTTCTCTTGCTCAAGCATTAACTTTATGATTTCATCTTTTTCGGTGTTCCCCATGTTTTTCATACCTTTCTTCAGTCTTCATCTAACCCTAATTCAGCAATTTTTGCGTCACGTTCTGCCTTGCGGCGTTGCTGGCGAAGTCGTTTTGTTTCCTCTGTGTCAAATTTCTTAATGGCGTATAAATACACATCCATCTCCCAACCATAATTAATAAAATCTTCTTTAGATCTTAAAGTAGCCAAGGCAATATCAGCTGGGATATAGTCCACTAATTCAATTAACAAATCAAAAGGCGGGATAATACTTTTAGCTCTAGCCACTTGGTAGCGTTTGTAATTTGAATCACTCAAAATAAGTTGTGGCAAAACGTCTTTCATGGCTTCGTAAAATTGTTTAGTGACTTTGTCCATCTTGTACCTCTACTTTAATGCCTTCGCTTTGTTTTGTATTATTTGCAATTTGTGCCAGCAACTGGATAATCATGTCGTTTTGTTCTCTAATAACGTTATTCTGAGCCACAATCGTACGAAGGCAGTTACGTTCTGTACCAGTCAGGATATTTGATGTTTCCATCAACCCAACGCCTTTTTTGGAGTTATGTACTCGTTTAAACAATTTTGAGCTATCTTCGTTCAACAAACCTGCAAGACCTGCACGCTCTACCAATGTTTCAAATTTTTCTTCCTTAGTTTCTTTTTTCTTACCAAACATAGCTATTCCCCTTTTTGTCCTTTGTGCTCTTTGTAATAATTCTTGTGATACTCTTTCTTATCACGAGCTTTTTCTAAATCGCTCTGATAGGCTCTCATAAGCTCTGTAAGCTCCTTTTTGACTTCAGTGGCAAATTCCCCGTTATCGTATTTAACTACGCTTAGAAACGTTTCTAGGACGTCTATAGTCGCTTTTAGCTTTACAACCTTCCCAACTGGATCACCAGCGTAATTTTTAAAAGTATTATTTTCAACCAAGAATTTAAAACGCTCACTATCACCAACCGAATTAATCAAGATAGCTTGATACTGTTTCTTATTTAATAATTTCATCAATCAATCCTTTGTTTTTTTCGTTTATCGTTAAAATAGGTTTAACTCTTCTTGATAGGCAAAAACATAGACCAAAAATGTTGATTTGAATCCACGATTCTGCGTATAGCTTTCCGTTACGAATGTATTTTGTGATGTAATGATGCATATTTGTATCCTCCGTTTATCTTATGTATTTATTATAGCTAAATCATTCTACTTTGTCAACTATTTTACTGAAAAAGTTTAAAATATTTCTCTGCTTTTTTTGTTGCTTTTCCTACAAAATATTCCATGCGTTCTTTCTCTGGGATCCCAGCCTCATCCGCTTTCTTGTTGTAATGCCAAAGTTGAGTTGCTTTCCCAAGTTGTTCATCAATCTCCATAACAAAAGTAAGCTTAATTTGTTCCTTACGCTTCTCAAATCTCTCACCAGTTAGCTTCCTGATCTTACTCTCCGTCAAGATACAATTCTTTAAATACTGCTTAGTACGTGTGATTTTACGTTGCATACTTACTGAATTACCATCTGTAGCAATCCATGTGTAATTAGTAATTACCCCAGCTAACTCCTTCCATGTTTCTGCTTGCCAGCATCGTTCCATGTATTCTTCTTCTTTCAAGAAAATAATTTCTTTACTCATCTCAATTCTCCTTTTGTATATTTGCACATTTTATACTTATGACCACGTAACCACCATTTTTTTACCTCTTATAAATAAAATAAAAACAATATATAAATATTATATATTATAATTAAAATATATTATATATATTATATTTAGTGGTTATATTATATATTATATAGCTTAAACCATTGATACTATTGGGTTTTGAGGTGACCACGTAAGCTGGTCACTATTTTACCCTTAAATAGCATAACCCCTTGGTATAACTGGGTTAGAGGCGTGACCACGTAAGCTGGTCACTATTTAAATTTGCTGGTCATTTAATGGTTTTTTGTTAAAAAAATTGAATTATGACCACGTGTTTGGTGGTCACTTTTTGCGATGACCACGTAGTTGGTGGTCACTTTTTATACATTTTAATGCATAAATGAATATTTATTCTTTGCTACTTTTTAACTCGCTCGTACCCACGAACGTATCTGCCTCTCACCCCTTTGCGTATATTCTTAAAATCTGGATTATTGTCCATCCAAATTTTAATCCTGCTAATTATTTTTTTATCAGTGGCTTCTTTGTTAAAGACGTTGTAAGCGATTTGCTTCAAAGTAACAAAATCTTGCTTAGTCGTTAGTTCATAAGTACCGTCTTCGACAAGCTGGTATTTAAATCCGTAAAGCTGGCTTTGTGCTAGCTGTCTTTGTCGTGTGATATTTAACTCACTGAAGTTTTCTGGTAGAAGTAAATCTAAATAACCATTAATTTCTTCCACCATTGGGTCAATGTATTTAAAGTTTTCTTGGTATTCGACACGCTCTGTATCCAGTTTATCAAAGCTATCTAAGTCGTATCCGTTTTTATAAAGTGCGACAGCTTCTCCCCAAATTTGGATAATATCCCCTTCTGTCATCTGCATTGGGTGTTTCTTTTGTTCCTCTGGATTCACTAGAATTGGCATGAATCGGCGGTCACCAGTGTTATCTTTAAGATATTCAATGTTATTGGTTGTTCGTGCAATAACGAAGTTCTTTGCATATGATGCACCACGTCTGTCATAAGACTTACGGAACTCCAAAACCGTCTTAGAAATGAATGACTTGGTTTCTTCAAAATTCATTCGTTTCGAAGCCGTCATTTCGTCATCATTCACGATTAAAGCTTTCAGCATAACGTTGTAAGAATCCTTATCTGTAAAGCTAATAGCGTTAGAAGTATACCAGCCACGAGCAACCTTGGATAGAAATGAAGTCTTACCAACACCTTGCCCACCGACCAAATCAAGTACTGTATCAACCTTTGTCAGTGGCTCATAAACCTTTGCTACTGCACTTGTAAAGAATACTTTGGCAATAGTTTCTGTCGTTTCATTAACTTCCGCACCAAGCCAGTAATTAAATACTGTTTTGAGTCGTTCTTTTCCGTCCCAAGCCTTTAAAGCCTGCTCCATGTATTCCTTTACGGGATTGTATTTCTTAGTATCCCAAAAAATGTTAAGTGCTCCAGTAATCGCTGTTGGTTTGAATACAACGTCTAATTCTGTTTCAAAATATTCAGAAAGGATATCCTCAAAACTTGGCTTGATTGACCCTTTTGGAATCAAAGTGCCATTTAAGTAAAAGTCATTAATTACCTCAGGCTCTTGCGTAAACTCATTGAATGCTAAATTATCGGCAAATACGTCTGCGTTTAACAGCAACGTCTTGACGTTGTAAATCGAATTACTAACTGGTACACCGTTCTTGTCTAATTTTAAAGCCGAATTGCTAACCGTCTTTTCCATTTTTATTACTTCTCCCATGATTTTAAAACTCCTTCGCTACTTTAATTTCAAGTTTGTCACTCCAAACACCATCTGCATGAGCTAGTGCTAAAGCAGTTATTTTCGCTTCCTCGATGTTATCGGCATCGATAACAAACAAGTCTATTTCTTTTCCTTTTTCAATAAATTTTACTTCGAATTCTTTCATTTTTGTTTTCTCCTTTGTTTCTTTATATTTATATTATATCAAATTTTTAAATATTGTCAACATTTTTTTGAAAAAAAGTTTAAATTAATTGTTATACCTTTTGTCAGTATTGTACATAGATTCGATTGTATTGTGTAATTCCTTAGCACTCAATGGCTTTGGACTCTTGTCGTTCATGATATTGGTCAAGACTACGACAATTTCTTTCTCAATTCCCATTGAAATGAGTTTACCGACATAGCTAGCAACTGTATTATTCCGAGACCCTTCACCGCCTAATCCTTTTAAACAATCATTGACAGCTTGGGTAACTTTGGAAACTTTCGGACCGTCTCCTTTGAATTGTTTAAGAGCTCCTTTATAAAGATCTTGCGTTTTTTCTTCGATGCCAGCTGTCTCCTTTATTGCCTTGACAAAATCATCTGTAGCTGTTGCTAACTCTAGGTTATTCAGAGACTTCTTCATATCCCATTTGTAGAATGAATCACCGATAACACTTGGTGGCGCTACAACGTAATTATTAACGTGTGCTTTGATGTCTACACCGTCCAAGAATGCAATTTTTTGCGGTAACTCGAACCCAATTGGCTTCTTAAAATACAAATGCTTCCCACCGCTAGCGCTAATGACTTGGCTTGTCCGTGGGATTTTTTTAACGTGCTCCCAATTTTTTAATGATTGGTATCCGTTTGTTTCTCCGTGTGTGTCGATATCAACTACAAAAAAATCTATTGTCTTCAAGGCAATATTTGCGTTTGGTGTCTTTGTCCAAACTTCTATAATTTCCTCTTCTGTCATCGGTGGTCTATCTGCAAACTTCCGCATAGGGCGCTTTGTATTCGGTATCAACGGCACAACGTCAAAACCTCTTCGAGCGTAACCCAGTGCAAATCGTAACATATTCTCCATTATTTTTCTCCTTTACGTTTTTATAATATTAGTATACATTATTTTGTGTGTAATTGTCAATAGCAAACATAAAAAAAGGGAAGTTTTTTTGACTCCCCTAATTTAAAAAAAGATAACGATTTTATTCTATAATTTATTTTATTAACGATTTAAAATGGCATATCAATTGCTGAAATATCAACTGATTGATTACCAAATGGTTTTGTTTCGACTTCTGTTAAGAATTCTGTGATTGCAATTTGTGGATACACCCCCTTTTCATCCGCTTTTTTGTGAGAATAGCGACCTTTAACCTCAACAAGGTTACCAATTGAAGCCTCAAGTTTTTCAATATTATCACCAAAAGCGACAACATTGATGTAACCATTCACCCAATTCCCTTGCTCGTCTTTCCCGTTTGAGAAAGACATACTAGCTGACATGAATTTATCAGTTTTTTTGTTGTATTTTTCGTTAAAGTTAATGTAACCTTTGTTTGTAATTTCCATTGTGTTATTCTCCTTTTATTTTAAACTTTAGCTTTTGCCATCAATTGTTTTACTAGCGCATTTGCTTTTGCAAAGCTTGATTGATTAATTGCTTCAAAGCTATTCAATCCAATTTGCTGAGCTACCCATGACTCTAAGTCGTTAACGTCTTTTTTTGTAGCTGTAGCCACTTTGACTAAGTCAAGTCTTAAAGCTGTTACATCGTCTTTCGAGAACGCTTTTTGTTTAGCTCCAGTTGTTTGAAGATGCTGCTCGTCTGTATCTGCGTCTCGAGTATCATCGATAAGAAACAACCCGTTTAAAGCATACTTACGAGCATATGAGCTAGCTGATCCAGTGATTTGAGAGACGTCCATGCCTTTCTTCATCTCAGCTTCTCTGGCATACGCTGTCACACTAACTGAGTCACCTGATTCTGTATCTACAAAAGTTGCAGTGGCTTCGATATAAGACCATAGGTTTTCTTTGACTACTGGCTTATCTGAGATAAAAACAGTTGCTCCGTGTTCTGATAATACTGGTTTTAATGCTTCCAGGATGTCTTCACAAGAGCGGTAGTTGTAATTCCCGAAAGAATTCCGCTGATTTTTAGGTGCTTTCAGTTCTTTTTGAACTTCTATAAGCTTTTTGTAAACTGTCATAATATTTCTCCTTATGTTTATGTATTAATTATAACTCGTTTCCTTTATTTTGTCAACAATTTTTTTGAAAAAAGTTTAAATTATTTAAAATAAAATTCAATAATATTAACATCATGTTTTTGACGGCTTCCTGTTATTCGCCATAATAGTTGTCGATAGTCGTCATATTCACCGCTATTTTCGTCTACTGGGTCAAGAACAACAAGTGTTTTAAATTTATCTTGAAGCCCGTCGACCCCAACTCCTAGAGTTTGAGATGTCGCAACGATAATAGGTTCGTCAAGTAACTCTTTAGTAGTGCCAGTCCAAATTCCAATTTTTGGATTCCTCTCTTTGATAATATTCGCAATTTGCACGCTTTTAGTCACGATAAGCATCTCGTGTGGTGCCTTATTAATAAGTCTATCTACTTCTTTTAAAAGTGGCGTGTCTTCGTTTATTGCTTTTAACTTAGGGAAGTCAATATCAAATCCAGTTTGATTTAAAATCCTTTCGAATGCTGTTTTACCAAATGACAGCTTGCTCATAGCGGTTCTCCTATTCTTTGTAACCACGTTATAGGTGTTTAGCATTTTAAGAGCTTCTGGATTTGCCACTGGTAGCGTTTTTTTAAAAAACTTAGTTTGGTACCCGTTATTTTCTTCGGCGCTTTCGATTTTTTCAACTTCTTCATACCGCATGAAATTTGGTAGGTTACTTATATAACTTTCATAGTCCTTGAAGTCTTTCCACTTAGTTTTCGAGTATGAGTACGGGTCATAAATCATAGCGCCGTGAGTCAGTTCCCAATCAAATTTCCTATTTGGGTTTGCTTTCTTCCACAGAGTTTTTTCTAACGGATAGAAGTTTTGTCCCTTCTTTCGAATCGGTGTAGCACTTAATCCAATTGTATAAGTGCGCTTGACTTTCTTGTAAGCACTAACACAATTCTTGCTACTAATATTTTGCCATTCATCTAGAAAAAGCACGTCACAAGCTAACTTTGTCCCATTTTTGACAAGGTTGGAAAGTCTTTTATCTGTAATAGTAACTAATTCAAAATACTTATCATAACCGAACTCATTGTAAGTTTTTTCCCAGCCGTTTAAAATGCTTAACCGATTATTGACAACGATGACTTTCTTAGCTTTCTTCTGTTTGGCAATCTCTAGCGTACACAAAGTTTTGCCTCTGCCCCCAGCAGCTTCGAGAAATATCCCGCCACTAGTGTCGTTTAAAGCTCGCTTGATTGCCTCTTTCTGCCACTGCCTTGCCTTAAATTTTTTCATTTAATAATTCTCCTACTCCGTTTATGAAGTCTTCGATATCTGACCTCATAGCGTAAAACAAAGCCAATCTTGCTGCCGCCCTAACGTCTGCGTGGTGGCTCTTTCCAAAGTTCCAAAGCCCGAGTACTTTTAAAAGGCTATCTGGAATATCAGACTTGTAGCCACCGTTCCTGAATGGTTCGGCCTCTGGTATTAACCGCTGAATTTCTGCTATTGTCTCGAGTACGGAATTATCACGGGATTTCGAATTTTCTCGAGCTTCAAAGTGTTCAAAGATAACTTTATCAAATTTGATTTTACTAAATTCATCTTCAAACCAATTTCTGAAGCCTTTGACGCCAAACGGCAAACAAAAATAGTTAATCAGCTTGCCATTGTCAAGTAATACGATACCAGTGTTCGATTTTGTGGCTTTTGCTGATGCGGGGTCAATGCTCAAAATTCTTGTCATTCAAACCTCCTATATTTAATCATTTATTAATTTGATTACAAAATTAAAAGCTTTCTCGTCCGTCAGCATCTTAAGAAAATTCACCAGCTGCTTCTCGTCTTTAGCGTTCATTGTATAGCAATAAATATCCTCAGGAATTGAATAAAAAATTTTATATTTCATCGCTTTATTTACCTCCTAAAATTTCATTCAAAGCGTAGCTTGTATCAAAGCTCTGTTTAATTTGTTTTTGTCTTTCTTCTTCTTGTCTCTTCTTCTCTTCGATTACAGCGTTGATTTCAGGCGCTGTATCATCGTTTAATAGCTCAGATGATAACTTATCAAGGTATTCTTTAATGAGCTGTGAGAGCTCTTTAGATACCCTCTCATTTATTTTAAAATCTGAACTATCTAGTAGCTGGATATCTAGCTTATCAAGGTAGGCGAATTGAAAACTTCCGGACTGGTCTACTATTTCCCTATCAAACTGAATTTTCAGCTTTTTATTTTTAGTAAGGTAAATTCTCATTTGTTTTCTCCTTTATTTTATATACTTATTATACACAAACTTTTGTGTTTTGTCAACACTTTTTTATTTTTTTATAAAAAAACTTTATTTTTTTGTTATAACAGCAATAAAAAAAGGAGTTAGCCTTGTTCTAACTCCTTGCTGTTTTTGTTTTAACGTGCGCTCGTAAGCTCACCAATTATTCTTGTATTATAAGTAAGGCCTCTCATCTACTTATATATTTATTTTACTATAAACATGTGTGGCTGTCAATTCATTCTCCCCCTAATAATTCTTGATTTTCATAAACATTACCTACCACTTCAATGTCATTTTTCTTAATATTTTCTAATAGCCAATCAAAAGAGCAGAACCAATCTCCAGTGTCATCTTCTAGACCAAAACACGCAAAGAACTTGTTAAAAGACGCAATATCTGTGAAAGTTTTTTCCTCAAGTTTATATTTCACAATATCTCCCTCAAAGATTTCCTTGCCATTCTTATCTTTAAGCTCTGTGAATTGCATAACTATAGTCTTATTGTCTTTGGAACGTACTTCAATTGTTTTATCTTTATTGATGTAGATTTCAACATTCCCATTCATTTTTTGAGAATCTTCGTCCCACGCTCTAAATTTTGGATTCATTTTTCAACCTCCGTAATTTCCAATTTGTAAAAATTCATATCAGTCATGTAGTAATCTTTTTCTATTGCCCTGAGTGCTTCACTAAAATTTTTCGCCATTACGGTGAACCCAAACACAGAGATAGTATCATCGAAACCAACTACTTGATAGCGTTTCATTCTATTGTACTCATCTGTGCGAATCAAAACGGCGCCGCACTCTTTGCAGTATAATTCTCCAGTATGCTGTTGTGATTCAACTAAATCTTCTTGCTTTTTCCATTCATAACAATCAACACAAAACACTTCTTCAATTTTCATTATTCCACCTAGATAACTTCAAACAATTTATAGCCAAACTGGTGCATATTCACAAGCGTTTCAATAGGTTTATCATTATCTAAATCAAAACCAAACCACAAACGCAAATCATCATCTTCAATTGCATTATTAGAACTATCTTCTATTAACTTAACAATACTGTATTCAAAGGTATATTTATTATCTTCGTACCAATCAGCCACGAATTGCGGAACTACTGGCTTATCTGGCGCTCAACGCTCTGGCTTTGGTGGTTTCACCGTCTCGTCTAGTTGTTTGACAATATTCAAAACCTTTTCTTTCGATATCATTTTACTATCAAAATTAATAGTTTTATCTAAAATAGTAAGTCCTTCTAATTTTTTAATCTCTTCAATTACTTCTTGTTTATTCATTATTAGATTCCTCCTCAATTAATTTTTCCAAGTAATATCTTGCTTTCTTTAAGTCCTCTACACCGTTCTTCCTTTGGAAGCGTAAGATATATTTAACAATATTGCACCAGTAACTTGCTGCCATACCTTTTAATTCGTGAATAAAGGCTTCCTGAACGTCAAACACCTCAAACCCTTTATCAGTTACATAGTGGTTTGGACTAGTGATGTTGTCTTTTCCTTTGATTTGCAAGCGCCCTTCACAATCTCGGATAATTTGCCCGTTTGTCGTTACAAGTTTGTTATTGTACTCTACCATAAGTTTTTGGAATTTATCATCTGCTTCTTTAAAATTCTTTGTCATAGTCATCTTCTCCATTTACTAATTCATTAATTTTCATAATGTAATATTGATTTAATAGACGTTTTGTTTTAGGGTCTGAAATTTTATCTTCGCTGTCGTCTATCGGCTCATCCTCTGGGAACATTTTGATTAATCCAGAATCAATGCGATCATACAGCGTTGACCAGCTGATATGGAAGTGAGCCAGTGCTTGCTGTTTAGTGCCGTAAAATTCATCTCCTGTTTCAATATTTGTGAAAGTACGTAACCCCTTCGCACCAATTAATGTTTTCGTTACACTTCCCCTGTTTGTGCGGTTAAGCAAAGCCGATTTAGTCAATCCCCATGCATCGCAACATTCTCTGATTGACCCTTCAAAGACTTCTCCTGTCTTATTATCTTCAAAGCTATAAACGTTACGTTTTCTTTGTGCTTTCTTTTGCCATTTCAGGTTCTCGGCACAAATGTTATCTGGGTTGCCATCAACACATACTAACTTCTCGTCAGAATTTGGTGTTTCTAAAAACGCATCTGCCACAAGTTTTTTTAGTGTGAATGTCTTGCTTTTTCCATTTCGGAAAAACGTAACTTTCTTAGCGTTTTGTATTTTTTTCACACTCATGATTTTACTTTTTCGATGTTGCCCACGCGCATCTATCCGTTCAACGCTTCGTACACGTCCATTGCTTGATACTTCGTAAAATCCTTCATACCCTTTGACGGGTTTCCAAAGTTCATTCATCACGATCATCTCCTTCGTTTATCAATTCTTCAATTCCAACATTATAATACTTAGCTAATTCCAACACTGTAAAAATATCTGGAACAGCCAATCCAAGCTCCCAATTTTGGACAGTTCTGTAATGTCTGCCGAAGTTTTCAGCAAGTTCTTTTTGCGTTTCACCGTTGATCTTTCTTAGACGTCTCAAGCGTCTACCTAGTGTTTTTGGTTGCATTTAGTTTGTTCCTCTCTTATTTTATGGTATAATATTCTTGTAAACATATAAAACAGTGTTTACATGGTTTACGTGAATACCTTGGTTAAATTTTTCTCCTTATGTTTTCCTCCGCTCCTCCAAGCGGGGGTTTTCTTATTGCTCCAAATATTTATCTTTGTTGCATTTGATATGCAAATAATCCGTATATTCATCACTGTCATACCAAAACCAATTGGAATCGTGGTCAATCATGTCGCACTCTTCGCAGTATGAATAATCATCATAATAATAGTTATTTAAGTATTCTTTTAGAGTATCTGTTAAATTCGGTTGATCCAACCAATCTTGTCTTATTTGTTCCAATCTTTCTTTTGCTTCCATCTTTTTCTCCTTATCATTCCAGTGTTATCTGGATATGCGTCTATTTTGCTTTATAAAGCGTTTATAACTTTTAGCATATAAATCCTAGGCTTATCAGTTAAAACTCATTAGAGAGGCTCTCAGAGCCTTATAAGAGCATTCCAGCGATTAGTTGTCTAGAATTAAAACAAACAATCCTAGTGATATTAAAAATGTAAACGTAACCCACATGTTTTTGTTCTCCTTTAGTAGTTTTTAATTTCTTTTAATAAGTCTTCTAATTCTTCATCAGTTAGATAGTAGCCTGGCATATCTACTATCGAATAATGTTTAATATTACCTTTTAGGATAGCTACCTCAAAACCAGGTGTATATTCCAATTTAACAACCGATGCGCCAAAACCATTTTTGAAGAAATAGATTTCCTGGAATCCATCTGGTAGTTTTCTTTCAAAAGCTAGATACTTATTCATTTCTTTCTCCTTTATTTTTATATACTTAGTATACAATATTATGTGCTATGTGTCAATAGAAAAATCAAACTTTTTTAAAATTTTTTATTTTTTATAAAGTGACCATGTAACCACTTATTTTTTCACTCTATAAATAAAATAAAAACAATATATAATAATTAAATATAATAAATAAATATATAATATATATTATATTTGATGGTTATATTATATATATATGCTATAAAGCCTTATAAATCAACGTTTATAGGTGACCACGTAAGCTGGTCATTAGCTGGTTTTGACCACGAACAGCTGGTCAAATGCTTATCTGGTTAACTAATTTAGCTGGTCATGACCAGTACAAGACCACAAACAGCTGGTCTATTTTTGCACATAAAAAAAGAGAGATTGGTGTCTCTCTTTAATATTTATTAAACTTGTTTCATTGAATAAGCTGTAATTAAACGCAAGTGAACTGGTGCGTTTTTAGCTGTTTCAACTTGTTTGATGTCTTCACCATAGCGGCGTTTGTAAGATTCACGGACATATTGCAATTCAGCTCCATTCAAATGCTGGTATGTTCCCCGTGCATAATTCATCAAAAAGATTGCATCTTTAGTGAATGTTTTGTCAATGTTATCTTGGACGTGTAATAATTCTTCCATTTTTACTTTTCCTTTCTTGGGAGTACTAGTATTGTTGCCGCTTGGAGTCCCTGACCATGGTCTAAACCACCCGATTAGGTAGCCGCTTGGGTAGTGGATATAATTGTTGTATAGTGAGCCGTCTGAACCCCAAGTATTATTGACTTGGCGAACCCAACCACCGTTGGTTAGAGCGTCAGCATTGCCGTCTACATTCTGTTCGAGGCCGATAATATATTGGTCTTCTTTAGCGTCTAAGCAAATACCAATGTGGCCAAAAGTATGGCCTTGCTTTGCTAGAGATGTCGCAATAACATACACGTCACCAGGTTGTGGGGCTCCTGTTGTAAATACTTCATAACCTAATTGCTTAGCTTTCGTAAGCCCGTCTACAGCGTTTGTGTAAGCCATGTTCTTTGCTCCATTTGTGGCTTCACGAATGCAAGCATCAATATAAGCGACACACTGGCCACCGTAAGGGTTTGTATCAACGGTTACCCGCTGATTTAACTTACTCTTAGCGATGGCTAAGAATTCATTTTGTGTTACCAAATTCATTCACCTTCTTTCAAATCTGAAAGATTCATGAGAATCGCAACCAAACCAGACAGAAGACTGGCACTGATTACTGTTTCCCAATTGATATCACTTAATACGTACCCTGTTCCGATAATACCGACAGCAGTCTGCGCCATAGTTTTTAAAACCTTAATCCCCAATTTTTCAAAATACTTTTTCACTTTTCAGCCTCACTTTCCAAGCGTGCAATGCGTTCATCAACGTACTTACTATGTTCTTCCAGTTTGAAAGTGCGCTCGATGATGCCGTTGTGCTTATCAACTTGCTTCTTTAATTCGTTGATTTGATAATTAGTTAGCTTAGTACTCGTTAAAATACCGCCAAATGTCCCAAATAAGCTAGCAATCAACGAAAATATTCCCGTTAGAATTTCAATGCGCATAATCTCCTCTCACTTCCTAAATTTTATTAAACGGTTTCTAACTCCGCTGTTGTTTGTCTTGTTTTATTGATTTTTAACATATTTTTTCTCCTGTACCGCGAAGTTTGGTTCTACTGCGCAATATAAAATTCAATAACTGTTGGTACTTTTCTGCCGTCTGCCCCTTCATAAATTGGGTTTAATTGTCTTTTCCCTAACACAGTTTGGGCGCTTCCACCACCATCCAGTGAGTAAGCAAATTTGACACCTTTATCAACGAATATTTGAGCTAATTCTTCATAAGATAGTCCTGCTTCGTTAGTTACGGGTCCTCTTGTCATGTCTACGGTACAAACACAATAATCGCCATTTTGATACTGGCCTATAGATTGTCGGATATATTTCCCTTTATGAACAATTTCGTTGTTAATGTCTTCTGTAGCAATTTGGAAATTATCTACTAATTTACCCCACGCTGTGACAGCATACTTCACACCATCAGCAATCATATCTGCTGTGTTAGCGTTGCGGGGATAGGTTGTCAAATTACCGTTGACATCAATAGCTAACGGGTAGCACTCATCGGGATGGATAGGAACCCCATTATCACTTGTCATTGGAGTGTTAATAAGACTCACGCCGTCAATGATAAGTTGTCCAACAGGCTCAACCGTCGACACGTTGAATAGCCCAGCATTCACCGTAAAGACAGGGTCTTGATCGCGCGCATAATTAAGCGTTGATCGTTTTGCACCGCTTAGACTACCATCTCTGGATGTTAATACTACTTTCGGAACAAGCTTACTTCCGTCGTTCAAAGTTTTAGGAATTCTGACAAACACATAGCTCGCCCCACCAATGCGACCATATTCAACCAACATTGAACTAATTGCTGCGTTTTTCTTAATATTGGATGTTGTTTGAACGTTGGTATTATTTAACTCACTATCAACATAGTTCTTAATGGTGCTGGCAATAGTAAATGTATTTTCTGTTAACGTTTTCACCATGTTTTCATCTAAAGTACGATTATCAACATAACGAACAGTTAGCAAAATAAGACTATCTTCCTCAATGATAAATTCCGGTTGATTTAACCACCCGTAGTCGACACCACGCCAAACGCCGTTCAAGTCTGAAATAGATATACCATAGTTAACCAATGTGGGGTCTTTCTGGAATTTGATGACGTCTCCTTTGAACACACGTAGCATATTCTTCGTACGTGCACGCGCGGTGTTAGCGACGGGTGTGTTACCTGTTACAGAACCCAATACGAACTCTTCACTTTTCAGTGAAATATTGTGCGTGATATTGCCCTTTACTGTTGCAATATCCTGTTCAACTGTTGCAATATCCTGTTCAACTTTGTCTAGATCAGCCACACTGGCACCCTGGAATTTGTATTTTACTTCTATTCCATCAGCAATTGTCAGCATTTCAGCGTCCGAAATATCGCCGTTGTCTCTTCTACGAATGCTAATTCTTAACTCATTTTTGCCAGGAATCTCAATAACGTCTTCGTCAATCCAGCCGCGGTCGATGCCGTCATATACTCCATTTTTGTAGGTTGATACCCCCACTAAATAATTAGTGTCTTTTCTGACAACATACATCTCACCATCGTGTTTGATGATGCTTGATGACCGCACTCTCGCGTTAGAAGGTGAAGGGGAGTTTACTCCGTTTGTTACTGCACCTCTTTCTAGCGTGAAAGTTAATGCGTTATTGATGAACGTTGTTTTCTCGGGCGTGATTGACTTGTCAGCGATCCCCGTTGCTTGATACACACCCCCATCTTTCCATCCACTAGCATAGTAGTACCAATGCCCGTTTTCAAGCACCAAAAACACGCCATCTGTTCCATCTGGGTAAGTGGACTGCAAGGCAGATAATGTGGCAAATGTGCCTTTTGGAGAGCCGTCGGCAATACTTACTATTTTCGCATCTAATCCATCTAATCTAGCATCCAAACTAGGTAGACCATCCCTCACTTGGATAATTTCCGCATGGTCAGCCAATGCGTTATCATAAATCGCATTCATTTTTGTTTTCAAGTCACTGATGTCAATCCCTTTTTGACTCAAATCAGACAAGATACTTGTGATTGTCATGTTTGTGTCGTAGTTAGGAACTAAGTCTTTTAAGTCATAAGCTACCGATCCAGATTGCACAAAAATAATTGTTTGTCTGTCTGATGGGAAAATATAATCATCAATCTTAATTTCCAAGAAATACAACCCAACAGGAATTGCTTTGTCGATGTTAAAAGTCACAGTAGACTTATCAACGGTTGCAGTTGTTGTAAATACAATTTTATCGTCTAAAACAAGATTGATATGAGCAACTGCTTGATCAAAAGTATCTAGTTCTTGATTTTTTTCGTTTTCTAATTTGTAAGAAAATCTAGAGCCGAAATCACCTTGTTTAATTTTGTTACCGCCGCTAACTTGTTCTAAATTTAAAGCGTTATAATAAAACATTTATTTTCCTTTCTCTATTCCGTCCCAAGCCATTATTTAACCTCTGATTTTATTCAGTAGTTTCTTTAGTTAATTCAGCTAAAAGTTCATCGTTTTCGACCATGAGATAAATTTGTGCCTTAACTTTTGGTTTAAGAACTTTTGGAACTTTTGAGTATTGATAGTTTCCTGAAATAATATTGATTGCATAAAGTTTAATAATCATGTCTATCACCCCCTTTCTGTTCCATATTTAATTTTGTCCAGTAGTTTCATCGGCTAGCACCCCTTTGTCGTAAAGTTGACCGACGATATCCAATAAAGTGACTTGTGCCACTTCTGAATTTTCTTTGTAGCTAGTGAGATCTTTTGCAATTTCAGCAAACTTCTCATTTTCAGCACGTTGCGGAAAATTATCTTGATAAATGACGTCAAGTGCTAACTTTTCCAGTTCGCTATTTGATAAGCCGATTTTATCAGCTGGTAACATAACTGGATGAATTGCGCCATTGTCAGTTGACAAGACCACTTTTGTTCCTTTTACAGTGCCATCAACTTCAAATTCCTGTGATTTCGAACAAAATTTTAATTTCATTTTTTATCCTTTCTATTCTGCAGGGAATGGGTCAGATGTGAGATAAGTAATTGTACCAATCCATACTTTTGCATCGCCGATTCCATTTGTTAGCCTTATTGTTCCGTCTGTAGATATATGAATAATACCAGTTCCAGATACAGTACTACCGCTATTCGCCAATATACTAAAATGTGCCATAGAGGTTGGTCGATAACCGCTAGGAATTGTGTTATTTTGTGCAGTGTATTCGCAAACAGGCAACGTTTTCGAGTCACGGTTTAACGTCAAAGTTACAAGATTTCCTATGCGTGATGCAGTAGCCACCAAACCACCTGGCAGAGTTATGCTAGTTGTGTACACTTTAGTTTGATTGACCGCGGTGAAGTTAGCTATACTATTTTGAACAGCATAGTATTGCCAGTCTTTCCAAATACCGTCGCTTTGGACACGGAAAGCAGAAACTACACCATTAAAATCAATGGCTTCTTGTAAAACATAACCGGCATCGACGTCATGCCTATTTACACGAATATAATTCCATCCAGTAGATTGAGCGTGTAAAAGATTGTTCCCGCTGTACAACCCTGGTTCAGTAACGCTATTTAAGTCTGCCCCATCTGATAATAAAATAGTTGTACCATCATTATTAGTAAACTTGTAATGTTGGATAGGATTGCCATTATAATAGTACTGGTATGCACTATCTACAGAATTTGTAATTTCTGGAGCTTTGCCTATTCCGAAAGCATTCTTAGTAACAGCGTATGGTATAGTTACCGTACCAACTGAAACTTTCACTTCAGAACTCAAGAATTTATCTGAAACAACCATAATCAAATCATATGATTTTGTTGTTGAAAATGTTTCCACAAGACTAGCTTGCGAATTGACTAATTCAAACGTTGAAGTTAAGTTTTCATTTGCATCACCTGTTGAATCTGTCCAAGTACCAGAACCACGCTGGGAATATTTAAACTGGATCGAAAGTGTATTTTTATTCACTCCACCGATGTTTAACGGCGCAACTTTTGCATTACGTGTAACGGTTAACTTATCTTTATTCGTACCAGAACGGACAGCACTTAGTCCCCCAACTGGCGAAAAGTATTCTTTGACATTAATTGTTACATCTTTGTTTGCGCTCGTCCGCCCTCTAGAATCTGTAACTGTGGCTCTGACAATGAACGTCCCATTGTTCTTAAAATAATCAAATACACCGCCGTTTGTATTTAATGTTAAATTTTGGTCAACTACAGTTATTGAGTAAGATTTTATCGTTGAACCATAAACACCAGATGCCCCAATTACAGTTGCTTTTACTCTTGAAAGTATTTGAGCAAATTCAGTAGATGTGCTTATTCCATTCATCGCTGTCGCTGTATCTTCGAGTGTAAGCCCGTCAATCGTTGGGACGACAGAATCTGGAATAGTCAGGGTTACAGTTGTCTGACTCGTTCCGACCAACGTTGACCCGCTGTAGGTATCACAGTAAAAAGTGATAGTTCCGCTTGTTGAGTTTGGAATATTGCTAGCGAAAGTTAATGGTGGTGTGTAACTTGCACTAGTTCCAACACCAGTACCAACTGTACCAGTTGCGCCTTGCCAGTTGTATCTAACTGTATGAGTGAAACTGCTGGACTTCCTATCAATTGTTAAAGTCATCGCAGACCCAAGAGCGCCATTGCTAGCACTAATCGGGCTAGCTCTTGGAATTGTCGCCAATTGATAATCCCACCTATATTCGGCGGAACCGTAACCAGCTGCATTGATGTCAACTTTTAAACTTAAAGGAACTGTTTTGGTACCGTCTGAATTATGAGGTACTGTATACTCCTTAACCCAAAGTAGTTGTTTTGAATTAGGCGAAATATTGACAGTTACCTGTTCAATAGCGCCAGTTCCATTGACATAAACAGTCAATGGAGCTGTAACACCGTAGACAGAAGCATAGCTGTCTGAAATTAAATTACACCAAATTCGGATAACTGAGCTATTTCCAGAAACAGACTGGCTGACTGTTCCTGATAACACTTCCAATTTCAAGTGGTTACCATAAGCACCACTGAAATTCATTATTGCCATCTTATCCTCCTAAATATCTTAAACCTAAAATTTCACCGTTTGTGTCAAGTGACTCAAAACGGAAGTTACCAATTTGTAGCGTTTGTACAAAGACACCATTAGCAATGTGAAGCATATTTTGAGAAATCCACATGACTTCATCACCGTTTGAGAACATTGAAATTCTGTCGTTTGAAATTTTAATGTTTGCAGATCCGTCTTGCTTACCAATTACCAAGCCTTCTTCAGCAACGTCCATGTATGTGTCAATGAAATTCCAGCGCTCTTTAGTTTCGCCTAAATCGTTAACAATGGATGCTACGCGCTCTGAAATTGCTAACAAAGCAGCTTCTGATTTTTCCCGATTATCATTATTAATATTAACATAGTCTAGATATTCTTGATACCATTTTTCAATAGTGTCCAAATCTGCTTTTGCATCTAACTCTTTTTGGTGAAGTTCAGACTGTTCTTTCAACGAATTAAGCTGGTCTTGTGTGATTGACTCGTCAGCTTTGTTGTCAATGTCGACTTTCGTGTCTTCGGGTGCTCTATCATAATCCGTAGAAATATTTCCAATCTCTAACTTGACTTTTGGATAATTTGTTGGGTAAGACACTTTCGCATAAGTAGCATTTGATGGACTTTTATATTGTTTACCACCTTTTAAATCAGCAGATAATGCTGCTCCAGTCGGGAGGCTTATAAAACCACTGTAGTCGTCAGCGTTGCTACTGAACCAAGCTAGCGAATACCACATATTATTTTCAGTTACGTCTTCATAAGTAGTTAATGTGTATACTTTATTCGGTTCGACCTCAATCCATTCTGTCAACGTGTGATTCGCGTCACTAGTTGGACTAGATGAAGGTGTTAGACGTAGCCCTTTGTGAGCTGTCGACTGTATAATTAGGTTAACTCCACCAACCTCAACCCCAGCCCGTCGATCCATCCATGTGTACTTAGTTGGGTCTGTGCTACTATCCTGTGTGAAGTCTGTATAATAGCCTTGATACTGCTGTCCAGATTCAGTGAAGCTAAAGCTGGTTGTACCATTTGCTGAATCAGCGTATGCCATGTGAAAATAAGAAGTTTTACCATCTTCTCCAGGGGCTCCTGGATCCCCTGGATCGCCTTTATCACCGTCTTTAACGTCTGTTAAAGTCAGTGGCTTAGTTGCCACTAGCGAATTATTAATATACGCTTCAATAGTCAAATTAAGCACGTTTTCAAAATCGGTAGCTTTTACAAGCAATTTTGCGCCTTTTCCGACAATTGAATCACCATCTTTGAATAAAAATTCAGCTTCTTGAGTGATTCCAGACTTTAAAAGCTCTACTGTGATTTCGCTTTCGCCTTCGTTATTTTTGAAAGATGTACCATTTGAAGCCGAAACTCTGATCTCGTATGGTACAGAAGCGTCAATCAATTGTTGGAGCCTGCTTGTTAAAGCATCTGGTACTTCAGATTTTAGTTTAATGTAATTTGATAATGTTGTTTTATTATTTTCGGGCTTTGTGTGTGAAATCTCTTGATTAATAACACGCGCTTTAACAGTCAGCTTCGGCTCAAAATCATCATCTTCAATAAAATAAGTGTCACCAACCGAAGCTTCAAAAAATCCATCTACTTCATAACCTAGATTCGGATAGCAAGATTTTTTTAAATCTTCGAGAGATTTCTCGATTAATTCTTCAACACTGTCAACTTCGTATTCAAAATCCCTTCGAATCCATTTATCACTGTTGTCCTTCGATGAGAAAGCAACTGGGAAATTGTCAGCGCTTTGAGGTGCTCGGATTGCTGAACCGCTTATATAAAATTCAAGGTTACCGTTTTCGTCATACCATTTATTATTGTAACTGTGTGGGATGTAAAATTCTTCAGTTTCTTCAGTAGTCTTAACATCTGTTGGTAAATCAACGTTTACATATCTGTCAACTCCGTCAACTTTAACTACTGCATTCCCACCGTCAACTCGCCCACCTTTGGCTAGTTCTGGCGGTTGCACTAGCGTTTGAATGCTTGGAATGATAGCTGAAAGACTATATTTATCACGAGTTACATATTGTTTGCCTCCGTAGTTTTGTTGGAGTACAGTTACAGTATCACCATTTACTGACTCAACTACAACGGTGTGACCGTAATAACCTGTATACCATGGCGCACCGTAATTTGGTTTGATATTTAAGATAGTCCCAGCGACAACGTTTGCCCCAGAGAATCCAGAGCCCTCAACGCCCCAGTCGAAGTTCCCCCAGCTGTAATCCGTACCGATATCACAAGCACGAATCCCAGAGCCGACTAGCCCAGAGAAACCGCCAAGTCCACATCCTAGACCAGCCCCGCCTAGTTTGTAAGATAGCCAAGCTGGTACAGCGTAACATTGACCATTACCGACTGTTCTTCCGACAAGTGATGACAACTCCTCTAGTGCTTTCTTTGTATTCGGTGCACCAGCTTGCTCGACTGTAGTTGATGTTACAACTTTAGGATTCTTCCAATCATTGTCGTATGTATCGAGAACGTTGCTGTTTTTTGCATTGATACCGTTTCGGATACCTGCCATCAAACTGTTATAATGGTCATATCCAGCAGCAGCGTAGTCATATGCAGCACCACCAACTCGGAAAAGCCCTTTTGTATAATCTGAAATATTATCTTTGTTGGCAACGTTATAGATGCCTTGTTTTGCTAAAAGATAGAAATAATCTTTGAAGAAGTCTCCCATGTTGGCAAAGTGCATATAGTACCCGCCTTCGTTTGAAGGTCTTGCGCTACCTTGCGAAACAACTACGCCAGATGGTCTGTTTGGATTTCCTGTCCATGTCATACCTGACCAGTTATTATCAACTCGTGCTACATTTGAATTACCCCAGAAGCTTTCTAGGTATAATTGTGATATAACACCAGACGGTAAAATTCGATACTCATAACACAATTTTAAGATAGTTTGAATATTCTCAATTGACAGAGTACCGTTAGCGTTAATCATATTTGAGGTAACAACAACCTCGTTTGAATTAACGGTTGGTTTTTTCTCTTGGGTTACTCGTATGACTTTTTTGATACCTTTAGGCACGGTCATATTGAAGATTTCAAGAATATCTTGCTTTTCTTTCAAAGATTTGATATTTTCGCCTTTTCGCAAAATCTTGTCTTTGACAAATCTACCAACTCCGCCAGTCCCATCGGATTCCCTTTTTTTGTAGATGTCAACTCTGAATTCTTTTACCTTGCCGTTTGGTTGTAATTTTGTCGTGAATTTGTGTTCAGCGCCAAAAGCTTTAAAAAGCGCTAGCAATCTGGAAAGCTTTGTTTCTTCGTTTGTAAAACTAACAACTTTACCAATGTTTGACAATTCATTCAAACCAATAATCATGTTGGTAGCGTTTAGTAGATTCATTTTAGAAATATGATCTTCAATAGTTAACGCATCTTTGCCAGAGTCGTAAGCGCCTACCATTTCATTTCGAAGTTCTAGGTTAAGGTTCTCACAATAACAGTAAATAGTTGTGCCAGTTTTTTCAACCGACATAATTTTGAAAGCGTGGTCTTCGCCGTCATAATTAAATGAAACATAGTTACCAACATTCAAACAGTTGAACGGATTGGTATAGACTGTTTCATAAGATAATTTTCTGTTGAAAGCGGTAAATTCGTAGACAGAGGAACCTGTTTCGAGGTCCCTAGTCCACTTGTCTTCGCTGTATCCAATGGTGTCTTGTGATTCATTATCTAATACACCAATGATTTTAAGGTCTTTATCGTGGATATTTAAAAGCATTATATATACCTTTCTTCAAACTTAACTTCAATATCTGGCAAATCGTTTGACCAGCTGGAAGTGTAAAATTCTAGCGAACTTTCTCCAGTTGGAAGTGTGATAAAGTCACTTCCTACAATTTTTTGCGATATATCGTAAATTCCATCCAATTGAATTGTCTTGTTTTCGCTGTTCAGAATCAACTCAGTTCCTGCGTGATATCTATTTGGGACATCTTGAATTAATGTCCCTTTATTATTAATATATTTAAAAGCATCAATATAAGCATGTGTTAAATAATCTTTGCGATAAACACTCTGCCAAACTAAATGGACTTTAGTTGTACGTTTATCGTGAATCTCTGGAGCTTCAATAGTATACCTTGAGCCGAGCCAATAGAGCTGAATTTTGTTATCTTCTCTAACAACATCACACCAGCCCCCATCTTTGTGGAATGGATTTTCAGAAGCTACATGAGTCGGTTTAAATGAGAATTGTTTAGCATACCTATACCCACCTTTGCCATCTGAAATAAGCAAATTAAAATCTGAGCTAAGGGCGCTTGAAGATTTTGTAGTTTCGATAGCATACAGGAATTTCCCGTCATCATCTGAAAAAATTATTTTCAAAAATCCTTGTTGTTGCTGAGTACCAGCCCAGAAAATTTGCCTCCACCAGAAATATTCGTATTGTGTTGGCGTAACGTCATAACTTAGTGAGCTGACAGCGAATGGGGTAGCTAGCGTGTTTAATGTGTTGTGAGATAAATGCTTTCTCCCCCATACGTCTAAAATACTGTTGCTAGTCCAAGTAATTTGACTTGCTGGGTCATTTAAAACAGCTTGATTAATTTTTGCATCAGCTAAAGCATATCCCAAAAAGTCAGTGTTATTTTTAAAGAAAGCTCTTACTGCAACGTCCCAAACACTATGGCTTGCGTATCTATGGTAAGTATTGACACGCAGATAATACTCTCCATCGTCATGATTCCAAGTAAACCACGTTTCGGAACTTGTATTTGAGTCTGACACAATTTGGATAACACTTTGACTTTGGTTAACGAACATCAAAACAACGTTATCACTCTCTGTGGCAGGTGTGTGATTAGAGGTGAAAGTCCCGTCAGTTTTTGCTGTCAATATGTACAATTGGCCTTTTTTAAGGCTGATTTTGGAATCAGAATACAGTTCAAAGTTATCATAATTAGTCGTAGGATTTGCATTAGGCTTAAAAGGTCCATGAGGGTTCGAAAGTTTGTTAATACCGCGCCAGTAAGTTGCTTGGTAATTCATTTCAACTTCCTGATTCTCAACGATTTTACCATCGTTTTCCTCTGGGTCCCCTACAGCACTAACACCGTTTTGATTGACTAATCCATAATATCCATTTTGAGCTGTTGCCTTAATATTAATAACTGGCTTTGCATCTACGTTGCCTTTGTTATCAACGTTCATTTTAATCAGGTTAACAGTCCCACCAGTTTCTACAATTTTAACGTCCCAAACTTTTTTAAGTAACCCATCAGCTCGATGGTATGTATTGACGCGCAGAACATAATTTCCAGTTGGTAGATTCCATTTGAAGTTAGTTTGTGTACCAGTGTTGTCGTCAGAGATAATTCGGTGATCGCCAGTCAACTTCCCACCTTCGTATCTAGCGAGCCAAATCAGAACTTTGTCGCTTTCAGTTCCGCCATCGTGATACCCTGAAAATTCCCCGTTAGTATTAGCTCGCAACGCATAGGTTTTGTCACGAGTCATTTGAATGTTTGTCGTGTAATAATATTCATAGTTGTCAAATCCACCATTTGGCAAAGTTGTCTCTGTCCTTGCTGGCTCAAATGGTCCAGCTGCATTATTAAGCAACTGCGTTCCGTTGTCAATATTTACGTCTGGAGTTTCAAACGTGTAATCTGAAAAACTTCTGTAAGTTGTTGAGTGAGCCACACCGTCTGGAATTATAAGCTCCATTTTTAAAACGGATAGCCACGCAATAGGGTCTTCAATGTCTGGAAGCCCTTGCACGTAACCAACATAATACTTGTCAGGTTCATCATCAAACGTAATTCTTACAGGTTCGTTAACATTTAAAATACCAGCAAGCGTATGCTTATCTTGATTCAAAGCATACTTATTAAATTTATTTTTCATATAAAAACTTACTGAAATAATTTTTGCCGAAGTTTTTAATTTTGTAATATTGACCCCGAGAGATGGGGAGTCGTCAGTAGTGACGCTCCTTTCATTCCCGACATTGCGTAAGACCTCTTGAATTGTAATCAATTCAGATAAGTCTTTATTGTTGTAAGTCATTAAAACCATTTATTAAAGTCCCCCGCTCATTCTATTAACTATCATATCATTTCTTGCGTTTACAGTCGAGTAATCGTCAGCAGTAGCCGTTGCGAATCTGCGACCATTGACGTTTAAAACAGTTGGACGGTCTGCAATTGATTTGATAGCTGAAAGAATTACATTCGTATCATTACCACTTGAAATAGCAACAACGTTATTACTTTGTCCAGCTTCTCTGGCATACTTCATTGAGATATCGTGAGGCACTACTACTGTACCGCTTGGCAAATACGTAAGTTCACCGCGTCCGCCCTCATTCATTCGAGCGAATCCACCAGCCCAGTCGTCTGTACCGTGTAGCAAGTTCGGAATTTTAGGGATGCTTACCCCAGGGATCTTGTTCATGATTCCAGTTGCGCCATTCATTCCGTTAATAACACTGTTGATAATGCCTTTCACTCCACCCATTGCTTTAGAGAAAGCCCCTGAGATGGTATCTGCAATGCCTCCGAAAGTTGAGCTAGCCCAGCCAGCGACTGAGTCAAAAGCACCTTTAAAGAAATCTTTAATTTTTCCAGCTACCTCTTGAACCTTGCCAGCAACTTTCTCAATAATCCCGCCTACAGTACCAGACCATGTAGACCATAACCCAGTAACACCTGCGATAACAGCCCCAAAGATTTGAAGAATACCGTTGATAATAGGACTAATAACGTCAATCATTGCTTGGATAATACCAGAGATGATTGTAATAATAGGAGTTACAACATTGATGATAGCTGTGATAACGTCAGCTACAATAACAATGATATTTGTGATAATAGGAACCACATAAGGCAATAACGCTTCAAACACACCAACGATAACGTCCCAGATAGCTGTGAACATTTCCTTCAGAGGTTCAATCATCGGTTGGATAGCTGCAACAATTTGCTGGAATGCCATGCCTGCCATATCCTTTAGGGCGGCTATGCTGTTTCTGAATTCTTCGGAACTATTATATAAATTTTGGAACGCAGTGACTAGTGCTACAACTCCGACAGCTACACCAGCAATAACTAACAAAGGAGTTACCAAGCCAGACAACAAAGGTAGCAGACCGCCAGCATTAGATAACATTGTTCCAAATCCAGTTGAAATTTTTCCGAATCCGCTAGTAAATGCACCGATTCCACTTGCTATTCCACCGATAGCTCCACCAATCCTACCAAGAATAGATAATACAGGTCCAGCAACTGCAACTGTTGCAATTAATGTTTTTTGGTACTCTGTCAGTGGTAGATTATCCCAAACATTAACTAATACTTTTTTTACGTTGTTTGCAAAAGTGACTGCACTTTGATACATATTATCGAATGTCACTTCAATAGCTGCATCTTCTTGCCCCATACTTGCTTGGAAGTCAATTATAGCTGATTTCATACGATTAAAAGAACCCCAAACAGTCGTAGACGCTTCTTTTGAAGTCGTCCCCATGATACCAAGGCTGGCTTGCGCTACGGAAATAGCGTTGACAATATTTCCGAATGACATACTTGATCCGTCAACGGTTATACCTAATTGTTCTTGGATATCTTTCATTTTACTGGTGTCAGAAATAAGGCGTTGCATCTCTTCTTTAGTCCCGCCGTAGCCAAGTTTTAGGTTGTCCAAAAGAACATAGTTTCCTTTTGCAAAGTTCTGGTAAGCATTTTGAACAGTTTCAATATCAGTACCAAACTTGTTAGCATTATCAGCCATATCTCTCATAGCCCTATCGGCATAAGAGGCAGCTTTGGCAGTATCACCACCCAATGATTGCAACAAACTAGCAGAGAACGAAGTGACTTGTTCCATGTACTCATTCGCACTAATACCAACCGTATCAAAAGCTTGAGTAGCATTCATTACAACAGCTCCAGCGCTATCTTTAAATAATGTTTCTACACCACCGATTGATTGTTCCATGTCAGCCGTAGCGGAAACAATGGAAGTAAGTCCAGCTACGATTGGAGCTGTGAACATACCAGTCATCGAATCACCAACAGAGCTAACTTTATCCGAAACTGCACTAATGCTATCTCCGACACTTGAAATTTTTGAACCTACGCTATCCAGACTAGACCCTAGGTTTTTAAAGCTAGTACCAGAATCTAGGCTATCAAGACTTTTTTGTAAACTTTTAGCGCTATCTTGAGCGCTCTGGAATGATTTTTCTAGCGAACTAATGTCCGCAGTTACTTTGGCACTTAATGTATAATCAGCCATTAGTTACCTCTTTCTATAGGTTTATTAAACCCATTCGCTTTATAAATTTCTGCCACCCAGTCGAATTCGTCTTTCTTATTACTTTCTTCAATGACATCTAGATCAATTTTAACTTCACCAAAATCAACTGGTTTTTGTTTTTTCTTCCATAGATCTTTGAACGGTGTTTTCTTATCTCGCATTGCGTTAGCTACTGCGTTCATAACCGCATTGCGTAAGAAAGTGCTTTCTCTGACTTCCTTTTCTTCCCAAGCTTTTCGAATGAAAATCTTTTCACGCTTAGTTAGTTCCATGAAGTCCCGCTTGGAAGTGTTGAAATTAACAAAGAAAAAAGCGAAATCAATGTCTCGCTCATAACCTTTTGCGAGGTCATTATACGATTCATCAACTTCACCTGAATTGTCACCGAAATATTCAAACTCTACTAGCTGGCGAGGAAGAAAAAAGGGCAATCATGTTGAATGGTTTCAATGACAAGCATATTCAAGAACATGTACCCTTTTGAATGAAGCAGCGCTTCGTAAACATTAACGCCTTGCACCTGAGGGACTTTACCACCGTCTTCAGCATACAGAGCATTTGAAATATATTGTTTCAAATCAGCAAGGGAAAGCACTGGTTTTTTACCAATTAAGATTTCCATGAATCCTTTCCCTGTAATAGTTTCAATTGTTTCAATAACTTGTTCATTGTATTTTAATGAATAGTTTTTTTCATCAACTGTGATAATTTGATTCATTCTGATTAAATTCCTTTTCTATTTATTATTAAACGCCTTGTGGCATTTGAGTAGCTGTACTATCGTCAGTTAATGAGAAGTCAACTAATGCTCCATTCCCGTCTAATGTAATTGAGTAAGTCATACCATCATCATACGGTGCTTCGAGTGAGTAATCTGTCACGTAAGCTAGACCACCGAACATTGATTTTTTAGTTTTACCGTTGACAATTTTAATGCATACTGGGTCACTATTTTGGAATGCTGTTCCAAGCGCTTTATGCGATGCGTGTGATGGGACATAGAAACCATCGTTATCAACAGACCATTCTTTCATCCCAGCAATTTTAGATTTCCAACCGCCTTGCGTGTCTTTCGAAGTGACTTCAATCGAATCAGCAGAACGGTTAATAGTCAATCCTTTTTGCCCGCTGATGGCTAGCAAGTCCGTTCCTGTTGCGTCAAATACAGCTAAAATAATATCTTTACCAGCTACTGCTTTTGTAGTTGAGCTATCAAAATCGCAATATAAATGATTTTCAAATTCTGCCATTTTTAATATTCCTTTTCTTTTAATTAAATTTTAGACTTAAATCCATAAGCCACTTTAAAGTCATAAGTAACAATTGCATGCCATTCACCAGACTCGTCTTTCTGCAAAGACTGAATTCCTGTTTGGTTTTGGCGAAGTAATTCGAATCCGTCAGGCAAATCAAGTTCCATAGTAAGAGCTTCTTCCAGCTCTTGAACAAGATTATAAACACCAATTTTCGATTCGTTTTCTTCTGCGATTGCATGAATCCAAACATTAAACACCTCAGCCCACATGACCTTGGTATCTTCTGGATACTTGTCCACCACCTCAATAACGTAAAACGGTGCTGGAGTACCGTCTGGAACATAATCATAAGCTTTCTTGTTGGTGAAGTGCTCAATATTTTCCTTTAAAGCCTTATGGAAGTCTACTAAACCAAGTTTTTTGAACATAATCCATTAACTTTCTAGTGCCTTCCTTAAATCGTTTGGAAATTGTGTCTTTTCCAAATTAACGTTGCTTTGTAAATAACGACGTGGCGCAATATAGCGACCTTTCTTATCTCTGCCCCCATATTCAATGCGCCGTGCATATACTTTGTTATAACCGAATTCGCCGCTGCCGTTTGATACTCGTGTTTTAGTACGTGAGTTTTTCAATTCACCTTTGTCAATTGGAGTGTAAGGACGCTTGGAAGCTCTGTTATACATTCGTGTGAGTGAGTCAGCAACTGCTTTATCAACTCCTGCTTTAATACTATCAGTATTCTCAAGTTTATTCAAGAAGCTTTCAAACCCGCTTGTTGTCATTTGCGATACCTCGAAATGTAGAATAGTCCGTATTTTCTTAAATCTTTGTATTTATCTACGTTATATACTTCGTCTTCTACTGTTATTTTTACAACAGAATTTGCTTTTAATCTATCAATGTTCGGAATTAGTATCTTACGGACATCTGAATAGGTTTTATATCCAAGCATCTGAAAATCATTTTGATTAAATTCAGTATACCGCCCACTATATCCGCCATCTTCTACAGTTTTGTAAATAGGATTTCCTAGCGCATCTGTACTTTCACTCGTTGATTTGATTGTTAATTTAACTGGTAACCATTGCATCAAATAAACCTCACTTTCAGTTTATTCTTCCCTTCGGTTTCGTCATCGAGTTTAATCCAGCGCTGAAATTCTTCCTCATACTCTGAAAAAATATCCTCAATAAAAGATACATTCAAAGTATCAGCTGACTCACTGGAAATACCTTCATACATCATACGGCGGTACATTTTAGTTACGATCTCAACGGCGATTGTTTCAAGTTTTGGTGGCAATTCATCTTTACCAATTCGAAGAAGAATCCTATCTGTTGCACTAACAATTAATTCTCCGAGGACGTTATCTTTTGCTTCTGGGATCCGTACTTTAACGCGGTCAATAATTGCCATTATTCCACCTCTTTCAAGAAGCCTTTGTCTACTAATTCATCTTTACGTGCCTTAGTCGGTCGCTTTCCTTTGCGTGGGAATTCATCACCGATTCTGTAAAGATACTCATCATCTGTCTTATCTTTAAAATCTGCAATAACTTTGTGTGCCATTTTTTTGCTCCTTCCTATAAAAATACCCAGCCCAGTCGGGCTAGGCTGTTAATTCTAAAATTAAACTACTGGTGCGTTAGTGATTTGAACTTTAACAATACCGTCAAGACGTTCAGCGAAGATTTCAATACCAGACAACACCAATGTTTGATATGTGAGTGTTTTCTCATCAGTAAAGTGAGTCATACCAATATATCCAGTTTCGTCAGCTGCAAGACCAAATGCTTTAGCAACGTCTGATTGTGATGGGTTGATATAAGCAAATACAATGTTTTCTGGAACCGTTGCCCAAATTTCACCTTTTGCAATATCAGTTGTTGAAATGATAATCGTGCCAGTAAAGTCAACCAAGTATGTAAGCCCGAACGCTGTTTGTGTAGTTACTTGAGCTTTAGCCACGTACTCAGCAATGTCCAATGGGTTTGCGAATACTACTGCATTTTCTACTCCATAATCTTCAAACAATACTTGAAGTTGACCCCAAGCTGAAGCCAATGCTCCTTGGAAACCATTCCCCAAAGCTGTTTGAGTCCCTGTACCTGCTTTAATTCCTGCTACAAGTGAAGTGCGGATACCTTTTTGAATTTGTCGGATAAGAGCTTCGTCAGTGTTTGCAATAGCGTTGTCAGTTCCATAAAGTGCAATAGCTTCACCAGAAGTTGCTTTACGGTATTTTTTAAGCTCAACTGTTTTTGTTGCCGCTTCCACTTGTGTCACTTTTGACAATGGAATAACTTCACCCTCTGGGACTGTTCCATCTTCAAGCGTTGCTGTATAACCTTTATACGTTTTAATTGTAGAACCAGAAGCCAATGAAATTTTTCGTGTTACCCCAAGCATTTCAATAAGTTTCGCTAAGTTTTCTTTAAACGTATTTGTTACGTCAATTGTGATAGCATTTTTGAGGTCTGCTTTACCTGTCAAATTTGTTTCTGCTGCCATATTTTATATACGACCTTTCTTTTTAATATTAATAAACTTAATTAAATAAACCTTGAT